AAAGACATTCATGCAATCGAAATTTATGAAGAGGAGAACTAAAAATATGGAAGATATATCTAAATTGACTAAAAAAGAATTGGAAGAACTTGGTAGAGAGCATGGAGTAGAACTAGATCGCCGTAAAAAGAAAGGTGATCTTGTTGAAGAACTCCGTGAGGTTGTAGGCGATACTCCAGTTCAAGAAGAAGCAGAAGTCATCACTGAACAGACACCTGTAGATGATAAATTCTATACAGATAGAAGAGAAGCAATAAAAGTTGTCAGAAAAAGTGGGGGCAGAGTTAAAGCAGTAGAAGGTGGATTTACAATTATTAGACGCAAGCGCAGACGTTAATAAATGAAACTATTTGATGAATTAAATAATGATAATTTTGAATTATACGCAGCTAAACATTATAGAAACCCTGCATGTTTAGATGTTGATGATTTTAAAGAAGATTTAGCCAGATTTAAGTATATCAATCGATTACTCAGAAAATACGGCAGCACAGGAGTATTATCTGAACGACTGATCTTAAATCACCTTATTACATTATATAATGTATTTGATATCACCGCGGCAACACGGATGATATTCTATCGAGTGGCACCAATTCATTGGCCCACCATAAAAACATTTTTATTATATTTAAACTATTTAAGAGAAGATCAGAAAAAAGATATTGTCACTGACTTATATGTGGCAAAGAAGTTACAATCATTATAAATCATACTATGGGATTATTAAGAGGAGCAGATTTTGTTTACGCACTAAGATTTCTTAGGCTATTGACTATGCCTTGGGAAAAGACTGAAGCATATAAACAGGGCATCGTTGATAAAGATGGTAAAAAGTTAAAGAAGCCCGAAACACCAGCTGAAAGAGGTGCATATACAACGTTTCATAAACTCGTCTTTAATATTCGTAGACTCTTAGGAAAGATCCCATTGGGTAAAAGCACTATCGCTCGTTATGGTGCTGCTCTTTATCTCATTAAAGAACACGTAGATATTTCTGATAAGAAACTTGCTAAGGTTTTAACTGAGATTACAGGAATGGAAGTAGAAGGCAACCACTTGGTTGAATCTTCTGATTGGTTTCTCACAGAAGATAAGAAGATCCGTTCTGGTATATATATTTTAACAAAAGATTTGCCATTAAGAAATGGTGAACTTTTAGCTAAAACTAATACAACTGTTATGGTGGAAGAACATGAACCTATTGGTGAAGTTTTTGGTATAAAAATCTTCAAAGGTTACCATGTGAAGACCAAACAAAGTATATATATTACACAGGACGATATAACATTCTAGTATGAATCAGAAAAAAGAACAGACAACAACGGGTGCGGTAGCAATTTATGATAAACCTCTCAAGAAGAGAAAATACCGTGATTTCGATGTTCCAACTGATGTTTTTAGAAGATTCCAAAGCGGAAGAAATAAGTTCGAAAGATGGGCAAAATATCTTGATCTAACTGATAGCGACCAAAAGAAGATATATGATTATGCCCGAAAGAATCGTGACGCTGTTGTAGTTCTAAGAGACTCCACTACTGGAGCATTAAGAGCTATTCGTCAAAGAGCAGCAAACGATTAATCCAACATGAAAGTCTAAAAAATGAGACTTTTAATGTATTATTATGTTTACAACCTCAATCAAATGTATATATTAGTATCTAATGATATTCGAAGAACAAATCTCCCGTAAACCTGACCACTATCCTTGGACAGAAGACTTTATTACAGCCATGCACAATGGCTTTTGGACTGATAAGGAGTTCAATTTTCAGTCTGATATTCAAGATTTCAAAGTCAACTTAACAGATAAAGAAAGAGACATGGTCACTCGATCATTATCTGCTATTGGTCAGATCGAAGTGGCTGTAAAAACATTCTGGGCGAAGGTAGGAGAGAATCTGCCTCACCCTTCTATCACAGACCTTGGTTATGTTATGGCTAATGTCGAAGTGATTCACAACAATGCTTATGAACGCCTTCTTGATGTCCTTGGAATGGAAGATGTCTTTGAAGAGAATCTTAAACTTGATATCATTCAGAATCGTGTAAAGTATCTTCGCAAGTATCTTCACAAGTATTATAAGGATTCAAAGAAACAATATGTTTATTCACTCATTCTCTTTACACTCTATGTTGAGAATGTTTCTTTGTTTAGTCAGTTCTACACAATCAATTACTTTAATCGCTATCGCAATCTTCTAAAGGATACTGCACAACAAGTTGCATATACCTCAAAGGAAGAATTGATTCATGCTATGGTTGGGATGAAGCTCGTGAATACAATTCGTGAAGAACATCCAGAGCTATTCGATGATGAACTCATTGAACGTATTCGACACGAGTGTATGGAAGCATATAAGGCTGAATCAAAGATTATCGAATGGTCTGTGAATGGATATCAGTCCGAACACCTTTCAACACCTATTCTACAGAATTTCATCAAGAATCGATTGAATGAATCTCTGACTCAAATTGGAATCGAGCCAGTGTTCGCAGACATTGATCAAGAATTATTGGAAAAAACCGAGTGGTTCGATGAAGATGTATTGGGTAATAATGCGACCGACTTCTTCTTTAAGCGCCCGACAGAATATTCAAAGAAAGACAAATCATACGACGAAGACGACTTATTTTAAGATATATACATTATGGAAAAATACTATTGGTTAAATGATGATAGCCGCAAGTTCTTAGAGAGAGGCTATCTTACAGAAGGTCAGTCAGCCGAAGAACGAATTGCAGAGATTGCAAAGGCTGCGCAAAAAGAACTGAAGATGAAGGGTTTCGCTGAGAAATTCGAAGAATATATGTCCTATGGATGGTATTCATTATCTTCCCCTATTTGGGCAAATTATGGACTTAAACGAGGATTACCTATCTCTTGTTTTGGTTCATATGTGGATGATACACTAGAAGCTATTCTCACGAAACAAGCTGAGACTGGTATGATGACTAAGATGGGAGGAGGTACTTCTGCCTATTTTGGAGATCTTCGCTCAAGAGGCGAAGAGATTTCTTCTGGTGGTAAATCAAATGGGCCTGTGCACTTTATGGAATTGTTTGAAACAGTAACTAATGTTGTTTCGCAATCTAATGTTCGGAGAGGTTCTTTCGCAGCCTATATGCCAATTGAACATAATGACATTCTTGAGTTTCTTCAAATTCGTGATGATGGTAACCCAATTCAAAATCTATCTATCGGTGTTACAATATCTGATAAGTGGATGAAAGAGATGATTGATGGCGATAAAGGTAAGAGAAAGATTTGGGCTAAGGTAATTCAAAAGAGATTTGAATCTGGTTATCCTTATCTGTTCTTCTCTGATACAATGAATAAGAATGCACCAGAGGTTTACCAAGATAAGAAGATGAAGATTCATGCTTCTAATCTTTGTTCTGAAATTGCTCTTTCTTCTAACAATGAAGAATCATTTGTGTGTAACTTATCTTCAATGAATCTGCTTCATTATGATCAGTGGAAAGGAACTGATGCTGTTGAAGTATTGACATATTTCCTCGATGCAGTTATGTCAGAGTTCATTCGAAAGACAGAAGAAATTCCATATATGGAAGCGCCTCGTAAGTTCGCTGAGAGACAACGTGCAATTGGTATCGGAGTCCTTGGTTGGCATTCTTATCTACAATCTAAGATGATTGCCTTTGAGAGTTTCGAAGCTAAGCAACTATGTTCTGAAATCTTTTCTTATATGAAGCGTGAATCATACGAAGCTTCTGTAGACTTGGCTAAGAAGTTTGGAGAGCCTGAGCTTCTGAAGGGATATGGTCGACGTAATGTTACCACGATGGCTATCGCACCTACAACATCAAGTTCATTTATTCTTGGGCAAGTATCACCGAGTGTCGAGCCTTTGAATAGTAATTACTTTGTGAAGGATTTGGCAAAGGGCAAATTCACATATAAGAATCCATACCTTGAAAAGGTTCTTATCGCTCATAATAAGAATAATCGAAACGTATGGAAGACGATTCTCACATCGGGTGGTTCTGTTCAAGGTTTAGACTTTCTGACTGATGAAGAAAAGAATGTGTTTAAGACCTTTGGCGAAATCTCACAAAGAGAGGTTGTTACACAAGCTTCGATTCGACAAAATCATATCGATCAAGCTCAAAGTATTAATCTAATGATTCACCCTAAGACTCCTGTTAAAGAAGTAAATCAATTACTTATCTTTGCTTGGGAACAAGGTGTAAAGACTTTGTATTATCACCGTGGTACTAATCCATCACAAGAACTTTCTCGTAACCTACTTAACTGTTCCTCCTGCGAAGCATGATAAATGAAACACAATACTGCTCACACTGTGACTCTCAATACTCTGTTCGTTATAGAGAACAGGACGTTGATGAATATCTAGCTCCAGCTTATTGTCCTTTCTGTGGCAAAGAGAATTATGGAGAAGACGAAATTATAGACGAGGAAGAGTATGAATAAATAACTCCATGTGGAGTTATAATGGGAAAGAGTTTACATCTGAAATGATCGAAGATAATATAGGCTTTGTCTATATGGTCACTGATAAAGAAACAGGCATGAAATACATTGGAAAGAAGAATTTCTTTTCAAAGGTAACTAAGCCACCATTAAAAGGAAAAAAGAGAAAACGTAGATCAATAAAGGAGTCAGACTGGAAAACCTACTGTGGTTCAAGTGAGGCTGTCAAAACTCTTGTGGAAGAGAATGGCTTAGACCATTTTGAACGAGAAATATTACATCTATGTAAGAGTAAAGGAGAACTAAGCTACACAGAATTAAAGGAGCAAGTGGAACGCGAAGTTTTATTCAAGCCGGATGAATATCACAATGCTTTCGTTGGTTGCAAAATCCATCGCAATCACGTATTGAAAAAATGATTTGACATCCACCTCAGAGGTGATATAATCTAGTTCTAGATTTAACAATATATTATAGAAAGCGAGTTAACAAAATTATTATTATAGATTATTCCGCGATTGCCATTGCCGCAATCTTCTCACAGGATCGCCCTCAAGATATTGAGGAAGGTCTTATTCGCCACATGATTCTCAATCGTGTAAGGCTTTACAATCTCAAATTTCGTGATAAATACGGTAAGACAATCATTGCATGTGATGGAGGTTCATGGCGAAAGACAGTATATGAGCAGTATAAGGCTGGTCGTAAAAAGAACCGTGATGAATCCCCTTTAGATTGGGGTGAATTCTTTCGATTGATTAATCTTGTAAGAGATGAATTGAAAGAGAACTTTCCTTATCCAGTCATTACTGTTGAAGGTGCCGAGGCTGATGATGTGATTGCTGTCCTAGCACATTCTACACAAGAATTTGGTCAGAATGAACCTGTAGTAATTGTATCTGCTGATAAAGACTTTATGCAGCTTCAGAAGTATTCGAACGTGAAGCAATTCAGCCCAATGAAAAGAGATTTCATTAAGGTTGATGATCCTCACTTCTATCGATTCGAACATATCTGTAAGGGTGATAGTAGCGATGGTGTTCCAAATATTCTTAGCCCCGATAATACATTCACCGACGGTCTTCGACAAAAGCCAATGCGAGCTAAGAAGATTCAAGAATGGTATGAATCTAAAGATGATCTTGAATCTGTTATGGATACAGAGACATTGCGTAATTTCCAAAGGAATCGACAAGTAATCGACCTTGACTACATTCCATTGGGTATCACAGATTCAATCCGTCAAGAGGTTGGAAAAGAAGCAACCAAGCCTAAGAAAGATATTCTTAATTATCTAATCACCAAAAGATGCAACATGCTTGTAGAAGCAGCTGCTGATTTTCAATCTAAATAAAATTATGAGTAAGAAAACACTACACGATATATTCACTGAAATCCAAGAGGCACCTACTCGTGCAGAACGACAAGAAATTCTAAAGAAGAATGATTCGTTTTCACTTCGAACAATCCTTCAACTTAATTTCGATAGCAATGTCTCACTTGACTTGCCCGATGGAAAGCCTCCATATACATGTGAAGAGATTCCATTCGGTCAGCCCGAAAAGAAGATTAAGATGCTAGGCTATTGCGCAAAGGGTAATAAAAAATTCAATTCAATTAAAAAGGAAAAGGCTTTTATTGACATCCTTGAGAGTCTAACAGAAGAAGATGCAAATATTGTTTGCCTTGCCAAGGATGGTAAGATTATGAAAGAATACTCTCGTGTTTCCGAGAGCTTGATCAAATCTGTTTTTCCAACACTAGTGAAATAATATGAGTATGACGAAGTCTTGGCATCAATCAAGAGATTTTGAGAGGATGCAAAAACAAATAGAAGTTTTAGAGAGAAAGATTAGACAGCTTGAGTCTTGGAAACGTGATCAGAGAGAAAAAGAGATTGCACAACAGTATGCTAATGATTAAAGGCTTTACATCCTATTGATTATTCATATAATACTTTATAATGAACATCTTTGCTTTATCTCCTGTACCAGAAGTTGCTGCTAAATGGCATTGTGACAAACACGTTCCAAAAATGATCGTCGAATCTGCTCAAATGTTATCTACGGCACATCGAGTTCTAGATGGAATATTAGATCGTCGACCATCTAAATCAGGTAAGACACGAGTAAGATATTGGGAACTCGAAGATGATCGAGAAGACATTCTATACAAAGCTGTACATGTGGGACATCCTTGCACAGTTTGGACTATGGAATCTCATTCAAATTACAAATGGCATTATGAGTTATTCAAGTATCTGTGTGAAGAATATACACATCGGTATGATAAGAAACATCTAAGCGAAAAGCTATTGCTTGACATTCTCAAGAAAACACCAAAGAATATCAAGAAGTCCTATATGACACCTTATGCACTTGCAATGGGTTCAAACCCCGAGTGTATGGATTATGATGATCCTATCGGTTCATATCAGAATTTCTATCAAACAAAACAACAGCGCTTTTCTATGAAGTGGACAAAGCGTGTAACACCACATTGGTTTAAAAAATTATGACATATGATTACTACTGCGATAAATGCGATAAGACTTGGGAAGAATCGCATCCCATTGCGGATCGTGACAAACCTGTTGGAGAAGCCTGCCCTTGCGGAAAAGGTGGAACCGTAAAAAGAGGAGTCTGTGCTCCATCACTATCATTCGAAGGATCAGTATCAACTGTCCGAAAGGCAGGTTCTGGTTGGAATGATGTTCTAAAGGGTATCAATAAGGCTTCGGGCAAGGAGTCTAATATCGAACACTACTAAAATGAAGAGGTCTCAAAAGAATATTAGAGAAAAGCGATCCAGAAATGATGAAGATAGCTTTGATCGTAAGAAGCGCAGAGCCAAAAAGTTTAGTAAGAATATGAAAGGTAAGAAAGACTTTTCTAATCAATACGAGCACGAATTATACATCGATAACTATGAGTACTAAATTCAAGCACAAGCCAATGGAACTTGGTTATGATCTGACAGCAAAATCGACCGTTGCGGGTAGACTTTATGAGACACCAGAAGGTGTATTCTATCCTTCGGTGACAACTGTATTGGGTCATGCCACTAAGGCTGGCATCATTGCTTGGAGAAAGGCTGTTGGAGAGGAAGAAGCTAATCGTGTATCACGACATGCTTGTGCACGTGGAAATGCTGTTCATAATGCTGCTGAGAAATATATCAACAATGAAGAGAAGTATCTAAAGGAAGGTACGATGCCTCACGTGCTTCAATTGTGGAATGCGATGAAAAAGGTGTTGGATCAGAAGGTCAACAATGTGATAATGCAGGAAGTGCCTCTATACTCAGATGAATTGATGTTGGCTGGAAGAGTTGACTTGATCTGTGAATTTGATGGGGTTCTATCCATTGTTGATTTCAAGACATCTAGTAGGGTCAAGACAAGAGATCAGATATCAGGCTATTTCAAACAAGAATGTGCATATGCGATTATGTTTGAAGAGAGGACTGGGATCAAAATTGATCAGTTGGTTACTGTCATGGTTGTGGATGGATCGGATGAATCAATCACATTTATTGAGAAAAAGGATGACTGGGAAGAACCACTCAAGCAAACCATCTCAGAATACTATGATCATCTAAGAGAGAAAGTGAAGAATCTATAATTGATTCATCATCAAACACTTATAACTTTTAGGGCATTCACGAAAGTGGTGCCCTAACTGCTTGATACTCAGAGACATAAGACCATTGACAAATCATCGAAAATAGATTATAATATATACATAAGATTGAGAAAGACATATTATGAGAACATATATTAAAACTTACGACCTCTCTAAGGAATGGCCTCCAGCTCAATTGCTAGCGTGGTGTTATAAGAACAATTTCAGTCAAAAGCTCGCAGCAGACGGAAAGCATCACTCAAGCCTCCTTCGTAGGACTTTGAAGGAGTGCATTAAAGGTGACACAGGTATTTTGATTCTTGCTCATAACGGTACAAGCTATGTTGGTTGGGGCCTTGCTTATAATCTTAGTCACTGCAACAACAACGAGTTTCAGTGCTATGTTCCTCCACACAAACGGCGAATGGGCATTGGATCTAAAATGCTTGCTAAAGCGTGCGCACTCCTTGGACGAGTAGAGATATATGATATTGATACAAGCGAAGGATTCTACAGAGCGAATGGTATGACAGCCAATGAAGCTATCACAGGTAAACGTCTAAAGGTAACTGCATAATGAGCGATATGGAATCAAAAGAGAGCATGAATGCAAATCTAAAAGCTATATTGGGATTGGATAGTCAAGCGCCTCGGGAGACTACTCGTAATCGCAGGGGTGTTATGAACTATGGTCACAAAACTGCGGGCTCGATTCAAGTATTTACTAATGAATCGTGGGAACGCAATAAGAAATACTACGTGCCAAACGGTGCAAGGTCTTGTGTCAAAAACTTTATGAGGGGTTAATATTATGAGTGAAATTAGAAAAGAATTAACAGATCGCCGCCGTGCTCTCGGAGAGGCTTTAAAGGAAATTTGGAAAGCTGAGGCTTCAGCGCAATCCGCAAGGAGAAATATTGAGGCTCAATTATTTGAAGTCGAAGATAAAATAAATAAATTTGAAGGTTTACAAGGTTAGTAAACTTATGGTATAATAACATTATGAAAATTACAATAGAACTACACGAAGAAAAGTTTACATACGAAAACGAACATATTTCAATGGGAATGAGTGAACTAACTGAGAAGTTATGTGGTCTGTGTATTGCCGCTGGCTATCATCCAGATACTGTAGGTGATTGCTTTTATGATAAAGGTCGAGAAATGACCGAGCATCTTTATCCAGATGATAACGACGATTATGATGACGATAATTCTATGATTGATTGGATGAAAGGAGAAGAAGATATCCACTCTGGCGTGTATGAACCAGAAGTGGGTAAATCGTTTGTTGTTAAAAGTCGGTATGGCGACATGAGACTATTCACTATCGTTGCTAAAAATTGTGTTGAGTATTCTTTTAAAGACGTTGAGCATGTTGGATGCTCACGCAATGAGGATGGTAGCCTACACTCAGTTGATCCAAGTGGCGGGCCATATATTGCTGTCGGTACAAATCTCGGTGATGTGCATAAGGAATTAGAATGCTTAACTGTCACAAAGATTAAAGCAGACGGATGCAAATCAGGTGTATATCACCTTACAGTAAAATGAAATATAATAAACCACACAATTGGGTAGTAGTAAAAGTCGATGAAGATTTCTATAAAGTCCTTGCGGGGTGGAGTGGAGGTTATCTCGATGGTGACTGCTGGAGACTTAATAGCGGTATCTCTGA